ATTAGAGAAAACAGATTGTTGCGTATACCCTGTTGATACTTGCCCTAAGGTATCTACTGTTTTTATTTCAAAAGAAGGAGGGTTGGATACATCCCAGTCCACCGAGGTAGTGTACGAAGTGGTACCAACACTATTATTTAACTCCTGTGTACCTTTATTTACAATGTAATGGCTTATAGGCATACTAGAGCTACTAGTAACTGGAGGTAGCCAACCTACTGTATATGTAGTACTTATATACTCCCCTGTAATACTACTTACATTACCAGGAACTTCAGGGGTGAAAGACACACTTATATACCCCTCAGACCAGTTCCCTTGAGTATCTTTAGCCTTAATATAAAAATTTATAGTATCTACACTATTAATAACAGTTGCATAACTATTTGCTTTACCCTTAAATAAAGGTGCAATGACGGTACTTCCAAAAGAATCACTAGCCCTAACTTCATATTCATCTATAGGTAGGCTAGAAGGTAAGCTCTCCCATGAAACAGTTAAAACATTAGACCCTGTACTTAAACTAGCCGTAGCGTTCTCAAGTACTGGGGGGCCTATAGATATAGTCGTTGACGCAGGCATAGAAATATTACCAGCAGTATCTATACTCTCAATGTATACTATGCGAGATATATTAGTGCCCCAATTTGCTGGCATAGGAGCCCCAAGAGAGCTTGTATTAGTTAGCTCTATGCTGCTCTCAATAGGGTCCGATGGGTCCCCATACCTCACTAGGTAGGACACTACAGGTAAATTAGTTTCACTTCTAGTAGTGGCTTCCCAAACTAAATTATATGAGCCTCCTTCAAAATAGCTTTTACTAGATATTACAGGTGCAGTACTTAAGGTTATATTAATCAAAGTTTCAGTAGAAAACACAGATTCTATTCCTAAACTATTAGTATAGGATATAGAGTAAGTAGGATTACTTGAAATACTCCAGTCTACTAACTTACTAAAAGTTTTGGAGGTACTAGGAACTTTGGATAACTCTACTCTTGATGCCCCTAGACCTTCATATAGTGTGTACTCTGATACAGGAGCCTGTATACCTGCAGGAGTTAACCACGATAGGTCTATATATCCATTTTCAGAAACAGAGAAAGTTATAGGAGACATAGCTACAGGTTGTTCTACTACCAGAGGTGCTGCCTCCGCGGAAACAGAATAATTGCCTGAACTATCTACTGCTCTTACTAGATAGTAATTAGTTCCTACTGCCATATCAGAAGGTACATATTCATATAAACTACTAGAAGTACTCCCTAATATAGTTGCGGTATCGTAAGCTCCATGACCTAACCTATGTCTTACTTCATAAGATGTTACATCTAGTTCAGGGGGGTTATCCCACCGTACAGATACTACTCCGGTAATTGGGCTCAAAGTTACACTAAGATTACTAACGTTGCTGGGTGGTAAAGACTTGCCTTCTATAACTTTTGAAGCTTCGGCATATACTGAATATAACATTTAATAAACTCTCCTTGTTTTAACCCTGAAGTGTACTTTTACTCCTTCAGGTACTTCTGATAAAGTAGTGCTAAGTGCTGAAGTCTGTGCTAAGAACTGCCACGAGGTATCTACGCTATTATCTTCCTCCCCTACATGTTCGTATCTATAATCTACGTAGTATGAAGATACAAAGGGGTAAGGTACTCCATCTGACCTAATAGGAGCCGCCCAGCTAATAAAACACCTATTATACACTTTATTTCTAGAGTCAGTATATAGCTCCTCATGTACTTGTACATCGTAAGGAGGGGGTACTTCCGCACTTAAACTAATACTATCTGGTTCTTCTATGATAGAGAACGTTTCCTCATTATCTACTTTATCAAACCTACTACTATGGTACTCTAAAGCACTGATAGTATAAATATTTTCTTTTTCTTCTGACACCGATAGTACCCTATATTCTCTTAATTCTATAATAGAATCAGGGCTGGCCCCCTCTAAAGCCCATATAGTCCCTACTGAGGGGGTTTCACTTTGGGGGTCTATAGAAAACTCTTGTTGCCCTCCTGGGGCGACTACTGCATCAGTTACAATATCCTCTTTAGATACCCATGTATAAGACGCCCAGGTATTAGCTGGGTTAGCATTAATACATGATTCTTCGGTTTCTTCTAGTTGCTTTTCTCCGTTTAATAAACACGCGGGAGAGGTATGCATAATACTTAATTTATAGTTAGTGCCTGGAAGAACAGGTACAGGGGCATCCACAGTTACTCTACCTTCTAAGCCTTCATTGATCAATTCATACTTAGATACTCTACCCCCATATCTGCCTCCATTAATTAATCCTGCATCTGATATTTTAATTAGGTCTCCGGGACGTATTACGGCTCCTTCTAACCCTGAAGAAAAAGTGACTATTTCTGTCTCGTACTCCTCGGTATACAGAAGCCACTTACCTAGCCTACGAGCCTGAGCCTTTGAAGTACACCCTACAGCTAAAATGGACTTGTCTCTTTGCTGCCCTCTATCCTTGTCTAATGCGGGCCTGTTTTCCACGTACTCTACCTTTTGCTGATACAACTCTTGTGGGTCATTCCAAGTGACTAAAGCTACATTATGCCTTTGGGAATTTGAAGACCCTTCGTATGTAAATTCTCCATTAACTACGTTGGCTTGGGTGAACTGAGCCACGGAGTCAGATGGAGAATCCTGGGATGCAACAACTACTCCCTCTTGCCAGTATAGCATTCCTCTGAATACAGAGGACAGATCTGTAATAACTTTATAAGCCTCTCTCTTCTTAGATAGGTATAGGTCGCAGGTAAATCTAGCCTCTTTAATCATTACCCCCAGAGAGTCTTTATACCCGGAAGGCACCCCCACGAACTTACCACTATTATCTACTGCATCACAATACTGTGCAATAGAGTAAAGGGACCATTTATCTATAATATCCTCTTTCAGCCAGTTACCCAGCCCATATCTAGGATTGGTGCAAAGGTCATAGAAGACCCATGCAGGATTATTAGTCCATTCCAGTTCTGCTTTAAACTCCCCGGTCCATGGGCCACTATACAGAGTATCCCCAACATTAGTACTAGTCCAGGTATCTCCCGCTGCCTCACATACGTCTTTTCTATAACTACCTGAGGCACTACAGTACCCAGGATTATAGGGGCTATAATTAGTAGGTACCTTAACTTTCAACCCTCTTATCTCATAGCCTCTCTTAGGGAAACTTCCAAACTGTGCGGCGCCAAAAGATAGGTTAGCTACAGCACTGTGTGGATACATATACTTTATATTACTGATGATAGTATACGCATCCCAATATAAGTCATTTTGTATTTTTGAGTTAGTGTTGTCACTCGTCAGTCTAACTAGTTTTATCTTTATATGTGAAAATGTAATATCTTTTGGAAGCACTATAATGTTGGTTTTCTTATACTGACTACGAGCTTTTCCAGATATTTTAATTGTATCCGAGTGCCTCCAATCGTCCGCGTAATCAAGATCCATATATATCTTGTAACTTACGGAGGTAGTATTTAGTGTCCCCTTATCATTATCGGAGTTGTATAGTGCAGGCACTCTAACAGTTACACTTATTTCATCTACCTCCTCTGGAGTTATACTAAAGCCTTGCGTTAATACTGAACCCCCTAAAGGAGGATCTTTAAATACCTGCTGGTTTACTCCGTGAGTTTTATAAGTTTTAGTAGTCCCTTCATCTATAGCAAATCCTAATGCTGTTGAATCCGAAGTATTAGACTCCAAATCTACTCGATCAGACGCGTTCCTACTACCCCCATACTGTACCCATCCTTTCACACTACTATAATGGGCAGTTCCTCTAGAGTACGCGAAGGTCTCATCTAGCATTACAGACCCTAGAGGAGGACTACTATCCCTTTTATCACTCATAAAACCTTCTATAGGTCCTTCACAAATTAGATCTGAAACATAGCCAGTAGCAGTAGAGTATAGGTCAGACCCAGTGTCTACTCCAGAAGCTACGGGCCAGATTACTTCTAGTATAGCATCATTTAACCACATATTATTCTCCTTTTAATTCGTTGCTTACGCAGGATCGTAGTTCACCGAAGCAGCGCCGGAACTAATAGTAGCACCTCCTACTAGTAGCTGTCCATAACATATAGGGACAGGTAACCCCTGTGTAGTAGTATTGCTAACTCCGTTAAAACTAAAACTCTGAAAGGAGTCTTCAGCCTCCGCAAGCTCAGGGGGTTTAGCTAAC